AGATGGCACTACGACGTACGTCGTGGTCGTGCAACGATGAAGGACAAGGTCTATGGCTCGAAGGTGTTTCAGCGCGTTACCCAAAGCCTAGCACGGGACATAATGGCTGAGCATACCATCAACATTAACAAGCGGTATCAGGTTGCGGGGTTGGTACACGATGAGGTAATATGTGTGGTACCCGACGGTGAAGTGGAAGAAGCAAAGGCATATATCACTAAAATGATGAGAACCCCGCCAGCGTGGGCTCCTGACCTACCACTGGATTGTGAAGTCGGTTCGGGTAAACGGTACGGAAGCGCTAAATAAGGAAGTCTATGGCATATAGTTACTCGGCAATAAAAGCATTCAAGAACTGCCAGCGTCAGTATTATGAAACACGGATACTAAAGAACTGGCCGTTTCCGGAAACGGAAGCCATCATGTACGGCAAGGATGTGCATAAGGCGCTTGAAGATTATATTGGCGAGAACAAGCCGTTAGGTCCGCATACTAGGTTCCAACCCATTGCCGATTCAATCCTAGCTTTGGAAGGTGAGAAGCTAACTGAGTTTGAAATGGCGTTGGACGATAACCTTAATCCGTGTGAGTTCTTAGGTGAGGATGTTTTCATACGTGGTATCGCTGACATCGTGGTGGTAGACAAAGAGAAGAAACGTGCGTACATCGGTGACTATAAAACAGGCAGTGCGAAGTACCCCGACACTGACCAGCTGGAGCTTATGGCACTGATGATATTCAGATACTTCCCCGAAGTGGAGCACGTAAAAGCCGCCCTATTATTCATCGTTCATGATAAAGTAGTGACTGCTGAATACCACAAAAAAGACGCGAAGCCTAAATGGAAACAGTGGCTGGCTAAAGTAGAAACAATGGAACAAGCCGCCGCTATGAACATGTACCATGAAAATCCGACTGGGCTATGTGGATGGTGTGAAGTAACAACATGCCCTCATAACACTAAAGATAGACGAATAAGGAAATCAAAATATGCCTAGAAAAGCAAACCTACCCAAAGGTGACCCGGAATGGAAACGCGAATGGGAATACCAAAAGCGCACAGGTGAAAATAAAAAGAACACCGAACGTGCCAAAGCAAGACGAATGTATGATAAACTTGGAATCGACCGTAAAGGTAAACAGATAGACCACGTAAAACCACTTGAAAGTGGTGGTACATCCACACGAAGTAACCTGAAGCTAACTTCAGTTAATGCAAACGAAAAGAAAAATCTCCATAAAAAAGGAGAAAAGAAAGGGAAGTAATGGAGATAGTAGACAACAAGGCGCTTCTTGTAACTGTAAGGAACCCCAAACGTTTTACTGATGTAATGCCAAATAGCGTGAACCTAGGCGAAGTGTCCGAAGGTATATACGAACTAATGGTTAAGTGGGATTTTGATAATGCCTGTGCCCTAACTAAACTAGGGTTAAAAAAAGTACCGTCCGTTATTGATAAAGAATACAGATGGGCAGGCAAGTTCAAACCAATGGCTCACCAAAAAGAGACCGCTGGTTTTATAGTTAACAATCATAAGTGCTTTGTTTTCAACGAGCAAGGTGTTGGTAAGACAGCAAGCGCGGCATGGGCAGTAGACTACTTGATGGCCAAAGGTAAGGTCAAAAGGGTGTTAGTCGTCTGCCCATTGTCTATTATGAAAGCTGCATGGCAACGTGATTTGTTTTCTGTACTACCCCATCGTTCAGTAGGCATTGCCCACGGTACCCCCAAGTCACGTCGTTCAATCATTGAAGGCAACTATGAGTTTGTAATACTAAACTTTGACGGGATTGAAATCGTACTACAAGAATTAAAAGATGCTAACTTTGATTGCATCGTTGTCGACGAAGCGAATGCGTTGAAGTCCACACAGACCCGTAGATGGAAAGCGTTTAAACAACTGGTCAGACCCGAAACCCGCCTAATACTAATGACCGGTACACCTGCGGCACAATCCCCTGAAGATGCCTACGGCTTGGCTAAGTTAGTCAGCCCACACAACGTGCCAGCCTTCATGAGCGGATGGAAAGACCTAGTCATGCAGAAGATTAGTACGTTCAAATGGATACCACGCCCACGCGCTAAGGACATCGTATTCAAGGCACTGCAACCAGCTATCCGATTTACCAAAGAAGAATGCTTAGACCTACCCGACATCACATACGAAACCCGTGAGGTGCCGATGACCCCGCAACAATCTAAGTACTACGATGTTTTGAGGAAGCAGTTACTTATTGAAGCGGCGGGTGAATCAGTCAGTGCTGTCAATGCGGCGGCTAAGCTAAACAAGTTACTACAGATTTCATGCGGTGCAGTGTACTCAGACGATGGCGCTCCGCTTTACTTTGACATCAGCAATCGATTGGCAGAACTGGAAGCTGTGATTGACGAGAGCCTTAAGAAGGTCATTGTGTTCGCACCGTTTACCCATACGATTGAAGTGATTGAGCAGTACCTAACTAAAAAGAAAATAACCAATGCGGTAATTAACGGAGCAGTATCGGCAAACAAACGCGCTACGCACATACAGAACTTCCAAGAACTGCCTGACCCACGTGTACTGATTATCCAACCACAGGCGGCGGCACATGGCATTACTTTAACTGCGGCGAATACGGTCGTATGGTTTGGACCGACGTCAAGCGTTGAGACCTACCTACAGGCTAATGCACGTGCACATCGTAAAGGGCAAGACCATAAGGTTACTGTAATAATGATTCAAGGTAGCCCTGCGGAAAGCCATATGTACACCATGCTGAACGGCAAGGTTGATTCCCACAACCAACTGATTGATTTATATAACAACATATTAACTGACAAGACCGAATAAAACAGTTGACGACTCTGTATGATGTCTGTACAATAGTTACTGCTGTTTATATAAGGAGAATGATATGTCAGTTACGATTGACCAATTAGTTGCTATCCACCGTAAGATGGAAGTTGCGATGGCTGAATTCCAAGCCAAGATAGACGCAATAGAAGAGCAACGGCAAGAAGTACGTGATACGATTTTAGAGATGATGAAGGAACAAAAACTAGAATCAGTGCGTACGGATAGCGGCACCGTTACAAAAGGTGTTAAAGATAGATACTGGTCGAATGACTGGGCGGCATTGCATCAATACATTATTGAGCACGGTGCGGTCGGGTTACTTCAACAACGTATCCATGAATCAAACATGCGCGATTGGATTGCCGCGCACCCAAATGATTTCCCACCTAGTCTGAACATCGACCGAGAGTATGGGATTACAATCCGTAAACCATCAACAAAGAAGGAGCTATAAATGAGTGACGTTCAAGAAACGCCGTTGTTAAATATTGAGCAGGCATCTAAGTACATCCAATTAAGTACGGCTACATTAGCCCGTATGCGAAAAGATAACAGTGGCCCAGCCTATGTTAAGTTAGGTGCTCGTGTGTTGTACCGCAAGACAGATTTAGATGCCTACATCGAATCTAAACTTAGTCAATAAAGGAGAATGAAATGGCAACAGATTTAACATTATTCAGTGGTAATGCAGTACCCGCCCACATTGCTAACCGTGAGTTAAGTAAAGCAACCTTAGCGCTGGCTGGTACAGGTACTACTTCCAAACGTATCTCAATCGAAGGCGGTGTATTCCGCATGATGGTTGGCGGTAAAGAGATTGCTAAGAACACAGACCGTTCAATGAATGTAGCTATCGTTAGCACTGCACCAGCGAACAGTCGTATATTCTACGACCCATCAGTACCGTATGTCCGTGGTCAAGCGTCAGCCCCTACATGTTCATCAACAGACGGTGTGCGACCTAACCCAGGTACTAAATCGCCACAAGCGGCATCATGCGCTACATGCCCACAAAACATCGCGGGTTCAGGCAACAATGATTCACGTGCGTGTCGTTACCAACGTCGTCTAGCTGTAGTGCTTGAGGGTGATATGTCAGGTGATGTGTACCAAGTTATCTTACCTGCTACATCTATCTTTGGTCGCGGTCAAGGCACACAACAACTACCATTAGAAGCCTATGCACGTATGTTGCACGGTAACCGTGTGGGTGTTGATTCAGTGATAACAAAAATGGAATTCGATACTGATTCCTCTACTCCTAAATTGGTGTTCTCACCAGTGCGTTTCTTGGAAGAGAATGAACAAGATATCGTAGACCGTCAATCAGATACTCCTGAAGCTGAACAAGCAATCGGTTTGAATGCGTACCAAACAGACGCGGCATCAAAAGCAGCACCTGCACCAGCCCCAGCACCAGCTATTGCGGCACCAGCCCCAGTAGAAAAGCCAAAGGCGGCAGGCTTTCAGCCGGTAGCACCAACAGCTGACGAAGAGGAAGCAATCCCTGAACCAGTCAAAGCTACACCAGTTGATGCAGACGCACGCTCTGCAAAAATTGCAAATGTACTAGACGCTTGGGGTGACTAACTCTATAATTGATACACCTGCCCCTAGGGGTGGGTGTATTTTTTACGCTACACGGAGAATCAAAATGCAAACTGAACTCAAAGACTATAAAAAAGAAGACCTTATCGAATCCATAGCAAACATAACGCTTGTTATAGAGGAATACAAAACCTATCTTGCCCGATTAAACGCTGAATTATATTCACGACAAGACCCTAACCAACCAGTCCAACTAGAACTATTTTAATAAAGGCATGCTATGAAAACGCTTATTAATAGCGTGGTGCCTTCTATTGGGACCTACTGCCTCACTACCATCCAAGGTAAAGCGATTGTACAAACATTCTACGATAACGTAGACGTACTCGTGGCCGCTGGTATTGACGCGTCAGCGCAAGGTAAAAACGCATACTATGCTATGGCATCGTTCAAAGATGCAAGCACACGTACACAGGATAACGTCTTACGACTAAAAGCTTTTTGGCTTGACGTCGATTGCAAGAACAAAGACCCACTTAAAGACTACGCCAACAAAGACGATGGTATCCTTGCCATCTCACAGTTCTGTTCTCGTCACTCGTTCCCTCGTCCCACCATAGTCGATTCAGGGAATGGCTGGCATGTCTATTGGATTTTAGACACCGAGATAACCAAAGACGAATGGCAACCCATAGCCGACAAACTAAAAGCATTGTGCTTGCATGACGGCTTGCGTATCGACCCAGCATGTACAGCGGACAGCGCTAGGATTTTGCGTATACCCGAAACATACAACTACCGCTTCGACCCACCATCAGTAGTCCAAGTAATGAAGAACGGCAATCCCGTTATGGTCGATGCGTTCAAAGGGTTGATAGAACTGGGTCTAGCGACACTAAATATAAAGCCTAGCTTAAAGATTGCTGGCACGCCTACAAAGAAAGAAATGAGCGCTGTCACAAAGGCGTTGATTGGCAACACGACTTCGTCCTTTAAGAAAATCATGCAACGTAGCTGTGCAGGTACTGGGTGCGAACAACTACTGCATGGGGTTACTGAACAAACGACCATTGATGAACCGTTTTGGAGAGCCGTGCTATCCGTAGCCCAGCATTGTAGCGATGGTAGTACATCCATTCATCTAGTATCTAACCAGCATCCCGACTACGACTTCGATGCTACGGTGGCTAAGGCTGAACAAACGAAAGGCCCATACACTTGTGCAACCTTTGATTCACTACGCGGTAACGTATGCCAGTCATGCCCACACTTCAACAAGGTAACCAGCCCTATCCAACTAGGCAACGAAGTGGTAGCGACTACAGCTCCTATAACTGTATCAACTGCACCTGCCCCCTTACCTGTCGTAGTCAAAACGGAAACGATTGAAGCCGAAATGGAAACAGCGTTGGAAGACGCGGCACCTGTGGACACTGCAAAGATTGATGCGGCACTAGCATTGTTCTACAAAAACAAAGACAAGGTAACTATTCCAGTTCCACCCAAGCCATACCTACGTGGGCAGAATGGTGGGCTGTACAAACAAACTAAATTAGAAGATGGTACTACAGAAGACATACTGATATACGAGAACGACTTGTATGCTTATGCACGGCTGTGGGACCCCGATGAACAACAAGTATTAGCGTGTCGACTACACACGCCATTAGACGGAGTACGCGTCTTTAATATTCCACTAAAATCAGTAGGTTCGAGAGACAAGCTGAGGGAGATTATTTGTGGTCAGGGCGTAGCTGCAACCGACAAAACGGTAGCAGAGATAAGCCTTTATTTAATAGCATTAACTAAGGAGATTTCAAGAATGCAACGTGAAGAACAAGCAAGAACCCAAATGGGTTGGCAAGAAGACAAGTCGTTTATCCTAGGGGCACGTGAGTACTCCAAGAACGGTATCCGCAACTGCCCACCATCAAACGCAACAACCAATTACCAATCAATGTTCCGTATGGAAGGCGAGATGTCAGAGTGGCGTAAGGTCATTGACATATACAATGCACCGGGGTTTGACGTGCACCAGTTTGTGTTCTTCTTGGCGCTAAGCTCACCCTTACTAAAAGCAATGAACCAACCCGGCATGTTAACCACACTTATCAGTGATGAGTCAGGTATCGGTAAAACAACCCTTGGTATGGTATGTAACAGCGTATGGGGTCACCCACGCGAAATGCTTTCAATGCCGCACGATACAATCAATGCCACAGTAAACCGTATGGGTGTGTTTAACAGCATGTCGTTGTTCTTAGACGAGTTCACCAACAAGACCCCTGAAGTGTGTAGTGAGCTTGTGTATATGTCTACTATGGGTCGTGGTAAGAACCGCAGTACTATTACGGGTGTGGAAAGAGCAAACAACACCACATGGAACATGAACTCATTTGCTACAGCCAATGCCGCCTTACGTGATAAGTTAGGTTCATTAAAGGCATCTGCTGAGGGTGAGAACATGCGTCTGTTTGAGTTTGATATGCGTGGTACACCGGTAATTCCAAAAGCGATAGCGGACGTTGTATTCCCTTTGATTCAAACTAACTTCGGTATAGCTGGGCACTTCTTAGCGTCATGGCTGGTAGAAAACGAAGACAAGCTAAAAGACATGGTTGAGCGCGTGCAACGTAAGATGGACGTGAAGTTTAAGTTCACCAGCAAAGAACGTAACTGGTCTATAAGCATTGCGTGTGCCTACACAATCGCATTGGTGGCTAAACAACTAAACATACATGCCTTTGATATCGACTCAAACATTGAAGCCATGGTCAAGCATGTCACCCGCATGCGTGGTGACGTAGAGCAAAGTGTTACCCACTTCGATGCATTGATATCAGACTTCCTAGTAGAAAACCACAGCTACATCTTGGTGGTGGACGGCTTACCCGATTCTAACGGACTGCAAGCAATGCCCCGCAACAGAAGCATCAACAAAATCGTAGCGCGATATGAGCCGGATACTGGCAAGTTATTTATTGCGGCTAAGCAGTTGCGTGACTATTGCGTACAAAGGCAGTTCTCATTCAACAGCTTGGTGTCATTAGCCAATGCAACCCTCGGTCCTAAACGTCTGTCAGCAGGCTCCGGTGTGGTAGCAGGTAATACCCGAAGCGTTGAGTTCGACACCAACACGGTGAACATTGACATGGGTATGTGGCACGACATGGAAGCGGAAGTGAATGATACTGCTACTGCCTGATGGGGTTGAGATGGAAGTGCCTATCGAATACATGGTTGTAAAAGATAGCGTTTTCATCCCTACACTAAAGCCCGTGGAGCTACGTTCAATGATAAGACGGATTGCGAGAGAGCTGGAATTTGCAGTTGAAATGCGTAATACGGTTGAAGACGGCTACATGGGTGTGATGGTTTGGAGAGTCCAATAAAGGCCAAAGTTGTCCAAATAAGTGTTGGTAAGTGTTGATAAGTGTTGAATTCTGATGTATATTATCACTCGACAGTTGTTGCATTCTGTCATTCTCCGGTATGACCCCTTACCCCAGCTTCGGCTGGGGTTCTTTTTTATTCTATCTCGCTACGCATCTTGCGTATGCCGGCTTCTTTTAGGGCTTGCTCTACGTAAGCTAGTATCTCATTTACTTGCTGACGCTTTTCATCAGGGGTTAATGCAGGGTCGTTTTCAATAGCAGCGCGAGCTTTACGAGCGTCTTGTAGCATTGTGTCCATCTGTCCTACCATCTGACGTGCGCTCAGGCGTTGTTGAATTTCAGGTCGGTTTATGTATTCATCTAACTTAGCTTGGTCGCCTAATTCATATAATGCTTTAGCGGTATTGTAGGTTCTGTCAATCAGTTCGCGGGTCTCGTAGAACTCTTCTGTGTATCGACCACCCACTTCTTTTTTCTGGAATGTACCAAGGATAATGTTCTTTTCACGGGCAATCTTACCGTCAGATGCAAACACATCAAACATTTGTATCAATGCACCCCCTACTGTACCACCGAGCGCTTTAAGTAGGTAATCAATCTGCATTGGGGATATGTTAGCTATACCACCCGCAGTCTTAGCAAGTTCACTTGTGCTTGATGTGTATTGTTGGAATGGTTCTAGCCCTTGCATGTACTGGCCGACAATAGGTATGTCCGTGAAGAAACTCCTATTAAGACCTAACTCAATAGCAGGAGTAATACCATACACTGCCGCTGGGGGTAGATAGGCAGCACCTGCCGCACCCCTAATACCTTCAGCTAAACGTGATACAGATTCAGGGTTGTCAGTGCCTTCTTGCAGTATGTAGTCCGTAATGCGTTCAGGAATTACTTTGGACATGAAGCCAATATCGGGTGGTACTGGTAACAAACCTATACCAGGGATAATAAAGTTACGGTCAGTAATGAAACCTTTTTGTTCTTCGTACTCATCCTCACCTGACATAGCCATTGTATAAGCTACAGTCAATGCGGCAAGCGTTGTCATGTTCCCCCAGAAAGCCGCGGCAGCTGCCTTACGAGACTTCATTGAGTTACCACGACCAATCATACTGCGATAGTTAACGTCGGTACCCTGTGCGTACGCACCCATAAACGGAATTAACTGCTTGAGAGTAAGCATCAGTTCACTGTTGCCTGATTTTTGGAAGTTGATAATCTCACGAGCACGAGCAATAGCTAACTCTTTGTCGCCTGTTTCTTCCATGGTCTGACGGTATACACCTAAACGCACTGCTAAGTCAGCACTGTATGCGAAGTTATGGAGCGCTTTATACACAGGGCTACGTAGCCATGTTGCAGTGATACCTTTTTCAGGACCTTGGAGGCCAAATGCTTCTGCCCTACCACGTGTGGAGTCACTTAAGTTAAAGTCAGCAGAACCTACAACACCGTACTTTTTCATCTCAAGGATGTCATCGCTCATGGCTTTGTATGCTTCACCTGATAGGAATGACTTGAATACTTTACCAACCATGCGAGCTGGATGGTCAACACCTGATTGTGCGTAGGCACGGTATGAATCCATTACCACTTGGCGAATAGGGAATGCAGGGAACAATACAATACCAGCACGCAGTGTACCCAACCCTTTGCTCATCGCTTTAATTACAGGGCTGTTGATTGCTTTAACTGATTGGAATGCTTGTAGTTGTAATGGGTCTGATACCGTCCAGAACATGCGTTTACCATCGACGTAGGTCATAACAATGTTGTCGGGGTTGGTACCAGTAGGGCGGCTACGTTGTGGTGTAGCAGTGCCCATATCCTGCATTGTTTTCAATGCTTGGTTAGCTGTATGGTTAGAAACACCTGAACGCACGAACCATGAAACAACCTGTGCCATGTTCTCAAGCATGTCGTTAACTTCTTCGCTACCGCCTTTAAGTGCTTGCATCTGTTTCAAGTCAACCATACGACCCATGTTACCTAGGCCGGGCAACGAATCATCGTACTCTTTCAATCGGAACCATGGGGCATAGGAGTCATCGGCTAGGAAAGCTTTTGCTTTCTCCTCGGTTAGGAAGTCAGCTTGACGTAAGAACTTAACGGCTTCGTTTTTAGCGCCAATGAACTCAGTCTTCATTGCTTGGAGTTCGGGGAACTGATTAAAAGCAGCCATACCAGCGTCTATTTGTGCTTGGGTAGGGATAAGGCTTGGGTTCTGTTGCCAGTTGATAGGCCATTCATTCTTAGGTAAAGTTAATAGTGCTTGCGCACGCCATGCGTAGAATGTTTTAGTAATTAATTCACGGGCTGTGTCAGCACCAATACGGTCAGCTAAAGTTTTAGCGTGACGGAATACCCCATCAATACTATGGTTGGCAACCTTGGCACGTACTGAACCATCAGGCGTAATTTCAATACCACCAAAAGTAAATACGGACTCAGTAATGTTCTGTGTGTTTTCAGCTTGACTCATTAGGATGTCGGCACGAACGTTACCGTAAGCATCTCTGAACGCGTTGTCATTAGCACGCTGGATATCATCTGCAAGTGTAGCACCACGCCATACGACCTTATTACGGAATGCGTTAATCTTACGCTCCATCATTTCAATCGCACCGCCTGGGTTAGTCCTGACTAAGTTACCGATGTTAGCGGCTACTTGTGCGCCAGTCTGTACAGGCTGTGGGTTAGATTGCGCATACATACCTGACATGCTTGCAATCGCTTGTTGTGCCTGAGCTTGCGCTCTAGCGTCTAATTGCAATGCATACCCTGCGTTTCCTGCTGTTTGTTTCACTGCTGATATGTCAGCATTTAATAATCCTTCAGATGCGCTTAACACTTCTGACAGGGCTGTGTTAGCACTGGCAGGGAGCCCTAGCATATTGCGGATAGTAGTAACAAATTCAGACCATAATGATTGATTAGCTTTGTATGGGATTGACTCTAAGTAAGCCTGCATATCACTATCAGTTAAAGCCCATGTCACCATTTCATGCAAGTTGTTTAATGCATTATTTTTATTAGCTAACGCATCTTGCTCAAACTGAGTAAGCTGTTCACCACCTGCTTTTGCTTCTGCTACACGACTATTAAAATGATTAATCACCGCGTTGCGAACCGCATTTAATTTAAGAACATCTTCACTAAATTTAGTACCTGCTGCCCCCCTCGTATTACCAAATGTAATGACTGCTTGGGTAGCGGCATGGATTAGTTCATGCAGTGCGGTCTTGTATGTTGTACCGACATCTTTAAAATCAGTACCTTTAAGGTACACGTGAACAAATGGATTTTTAGTTTCATAGCTGTAATGCGAAATACCTAGTACGCCAGCAGGGTGCAGCTCACTAGGAACCATATCACCAATACGCACGATAGAAAGTTTTTGGTTTACACCAGCATCTTTTAATTTTTGTAACTGAACTGCTACTTTTTCTGCAATTAGTTTCATTGACTTGTCAGGAGCGTTTTCAGCCAGCCACTTAGCCGCTTCCACTTGTGTCTTACCTGTAAGCGCTTTTTCAACTTGCTTGGCTTCAGTAGTAGGTATTGCTTCGCCTACACTTTTACTGATTGTTTCTGTTGGTTCTTCAGCTGTTAATTTAGCAAGTTGTTTTTGTAACTTGGCTACTTTTTTAACTGCGGCATCTTTTTTAGCTTGTGTAGCGGTTGGGTCAGCTTCTAAATCTTGCTGTGTGGCAATGGCTTCTTCTATGTTGTTAGACAGCACTTGTGCCGCCATTTCTGGACTGCCTGTAGCTATCTTATTAGCTACATTTGCGTTAGCTATATTATTGGATTCAATACGTTCAATATCATCCGCAAGTTCTTGGGTTAAGTACCCTTGTGCATGAGCATCTTTTATTTTATCTTTAGCAACTTTAGATAGTTTAGCAAATGGCGTATCACTAAAATAATTCCATGTAGTCGCAACAGGTTCTTTCTTAAGGGCGGCCGCGGCTTTTCTTGCTTCGCCTTTTGGTACAGGTGCTAGTGCACTTGGTTGGACATTTGTGCTTGCTGCAGGTTGTCCAATGTTTCCGTCAGGAGCTCTGCTAGGTACAACCACTCCTCCTCCGACAGGTTTTTCAGCTTGTGCAGGCGCGGCGCCTTGTTGTTGTACAGGCTGTCCCATGCCTTGCTCAGTTCCTGACTCGATAGGAGTAGCTCCGACCGCTGGAACACCAAAGAAGTCTGGTTGTACAGGTTCTGCTTGCGCTTCTGGCTCATTTAGCACCTCTGTGGCTTTAGGTTGTGTTGGTGTGGCCGCTTCTTCGCTAGGTTTATATTGCGGGAACGCTTCCAAGATGCGGTTAGCTTTAACCCCAAAGTCAGTACTAGTTGATGCTGCTGTGGTAAGTAAGTTATAGGTGGTTGGGTCAGCTAGGTTGCCGTTGGCCAACGCTGTATATTGTTTATTGCGTGGGGTGATACCAAACGTTCTTAATACGTCAGGGGTTAGTTTACCTTCTACTGGAGCTACAGGTTCTGCACCATAGGTACCAGCTTGAATTTGTGGGCGTAGCTTATTGCGTTCCTGTACAGTTAAGTCAGGGAAGTACATTTTCATATTGCCAGCTAGTTGGGCACGGCCTTCAGGTGTTTGATTTAGCTCTGCTATCTGTGCTGGTAACCCTTGTAAACGAGCGGCTTCTACCGATGCCTTAGCTGCAGGTGACGGTGCACCTTTACGTGTAAACAACTCGCCTTGGTCTGGAGAGACTGCTGGAGCTGGCTCATTAGTAAACTTACTTTCTTCGTCAAAACCAAAAGATGGTGGAGTAGGAGCTGGCCCAGTAATAAACTTACCTTCATCATCAAAACCAAAAGCTGGTGGGGTAGTGGTTGGTTCAGCTACAGGCATCTCCTGTGGAGCAAGTAGTGGTTGTTGCTCCATTACCCCAGTAGCTTGGCGCTGTGCTTGTTGTGCCGCTGCTTGTTGTGCGGCTACGTCTTGAGCGATTACACCCCTAGCTTCACCACGTTCTTGTAGCTTACCAACCGCACCCAATGGACCCAATAAGGCAACTTGATATGCAGTGTCTGCATATTCTTTACGTGCTTCTTCATCGGTTAAGGATAGACCAGCTTGGTAACGTTCAAGCATTTGTTGTGCAACTTCGGTAGGGACTTCGGCTACTACACCTTTGGCGGTACCTTCTGCAAGCGTACGTTTAATTGACTTAGCTACAACAGCATCGGCATCCGCACGGCCTAGTGTCTTAGCAGGCACACCCATTAACCTACTGAATAATAACCTGTCAGTGAACACATCCAATGCAGCTTGAGGAACAGCAGCTGCTAATGCACCGCTACCTGATATAGGGGCACCTTCTTGTGCTTGACGTTCTAAGTTTGAACCGGTTTGTTGTACTAAGGAAGGAACAAATGCACCGCCGATACCACCGATTAACGCACCGTAAGGACCAAAGGGTGAACCTGCCATAGCACCAAGCCGTGCGCCGCCTATAGCAGTAGCTAGTTGTGGAGCTTGTTCTGAGATTGCGGCAGGTACCTGACTTATTACTTCTTTAACCGCAGGGAATAAACCTTTTTCGTAGGCTTGCTTAACTTTTTCTAAACTAGCACCGGGTCTTTCTGTAATAGCTTCTTGTCGTGCTAACCCTTGCTTGGCTGCTTCTTCTGCACCGAATAGACCTGATACACCAGTTTCAATAGAACCAAGCATGCGTTTAGCTCCGCCTTTAAAGGCTTCACCAATACCAGCAGTTTCAATCTTTGGAGCGTTAAACTTATTGTACCTAGCTAGTAATTCTTTCTGCGTAATGTTTTCAGGAACATCAGTTACGATTGTTCCGTCAGGCATTTGTACGTTCATGCTAATTCCTAACCAGGGTTCAATTGGCTATATGGTATCGCATTTGCGACTGGAGCTCCAGAACTTCCTGCAATCGTTAATGCGTTTAGCGCAGCAGTGATTTGTTTTCTTCTTGCATCTGCCGCAGGTGACTTATCAAACGGTGATATTAATTTTAACTGAGCATTTAGTGCATCACGTTGTGAATCAACATCACGTTGGCCGATTGCCGCAAACCCTGGATTGCTAATCTCGTATGCTTTTTTAATTGCTTCTGATTTGGTCACTGGTGTACCAGCTTTAGCCGCATCCGCTTGAATAGCACTAGCAATATTGTTGATTGTATTTTGTGCCCTATCAGCTGAGTACATAGAAGCATCAACTGACATTTGGGTTTTAGCCATTTCAACATTGGCTTTATAAATTTCTTTAGCTACTTCATTTTGCTGGTCAACACCTTTAATATTTAAGTTAGCCATGTTAGTACGTATACCTTTTATGGCGTTTTGAGCTTCTTTCAATTCAGCTTTATTACCTGAGTACTGAGCTTGTGCTTCTGCGTTCATTGCTATGGCTAATGCATTGCCTTCAGAACGAATCTTATCTTTGCGTGTTTCTTCTTTCTCATCAAGCTCTATAGATGATTTACCATAGGCACCTAATGCACCAGTAATAGCACCGATTGTTGATTGAGGGGCTTCACCGGCTTTAGGCTGACGAGCAAACGCTTCAGATGCAGCAAACCAAGGCATAGCCTCATCTAGTTTAGAGCGTTTATCGGATTTCTCTTTACGTTTTTCAAGCTCGGCTTTTTGTTCTTTAAGCATATCAGGGTTATATCCTAAAGCCTTCATTTCAGCTAAACGTTCAGCAGCTTTTTCTGCGTAGGTGTATGGTTGCTTAGTAGCAGGATTCATTTCTTCCGCTAACATATTTTTAAATTCGCTGTCGTCATAACCTTGAATTTTATATCCGTCAGCAATGCCTTGATTACCTGCTCTACGAGCGCCAGCATTACCCGCACCAGCGCCACCTAAATAATCATCTAAGGTTAGATTTGCTTTGGTATCTGCAGGTTTTTCCCCAGCTGCGGTTCTACTTTGCAGTAACTGCGCTTGTTTTGCTGCCATTGCTTCTGGGTTCATGTCAGGCGCATAAGGGCCATTTAACTGTGCAGGGTTTGCAAGAATACGAGCTTCCTGTTGTTTCTTGTTATACGCTTCACGCTGAGCTAGACCTGCTTGTTGTTCTCTTAAACGCGCTGCTTGTATATCAGCAGCGGTAGGTTTAGGCAAATCGCTTCTGCGAACAAGCTTACCTGTTTTTGGGTCACGTACCCATGCGGTGCCACCTATTTTATCCGCAAGGTAATTGAAACTGGATATACCTGGAGATAAGATAGTACCTGCTGTTTGTTGGAATGTTGGATTGCCCAAGAATGACGCATTCATTGCGTTAGAATAATCAACATCCGCTTGTGATAGGCCGGGAGCACTGAAGTCAGGATTCACATATGACCCATCGGTATTACCAGCAAACGAAATGATGCCACCCTCAGCCATGCCTTGAGCAGGTAAGTTGGTAGGCAGTGCGTCCATACCTTGGCCATACGCCATGTTTTGTTGTGCGACTGGTGGTTGTTTAGGCATTTGAGCAGCCATGGCTGCCTTAGCGTCTTTTGATTGTTTGATTTTAGAAGCCAAAACAATCTGACCCACTTGTGGGTCTATCGTACCATTACGCAGTGCTTGTTGTAGCTGTGTGATTGTTAGCTTTTGTGCGTCCGCCATTTGGCTCATTGGGTTATTCATACTTATTCCTTATAGCTCAACAATTCATGTAAGTGCATTTCATCAATGCCTGTACCACCGCGTTTACTAATATCGTTTGTACTACCACCTGCCTTAGCACCTGCTAGTTTAGATAGACCAATTGCACCTGTACCCAACGCACCAATCTGAGAAGCAAGACCCGGTTGTGCTTGGTATGTTTGTGTAGTTGTTGACTGCATTGGTAAGCCACGTAACAAGCTGCTGATATTGCCCAGTTGTAGCATTGGGAACTGCTGTTCTGTTGCGTAGTTTTGGATTGCTTGGTTAATCTTAGCTTGCTCTTGAGCTTGTTGTTGGCCACCGAATTGATTTTGTGTACCTAAGATACCTTGTTGTGCGGCAAGTTGCTGTGTGCCTAATTGACCTAGTGTACCCGCAGCTTGACCTACTTGACCATAACCTTGAAGTGCGGCTTGTCCACCTTGTAGACCTAAGTTAGCACCAAACTGTTGTGCTTGTTGAGCCGCTTGGAATGCTTTATCGTAGCCTGCACCGATAGTTTGGTTCATTGCCGTATTCATATTACGTTGGTTTTCAGATGCCATTAACGCTTCACGTGAACCACCAAATGCACCTTGCTTAGTTGCATTACTCATCTGATTGGTTTGGTTTATACCATACTGACGACGCATCTCATCAAGCTGTGGAGTAAGGGATGCTTGGATATACGGGTTCATAAACGCTTGAGTAGCGTATGGGTTGGTAGCCATTTGGTTGTATTGGTTACCAGTATTAGATAGTTGACCAGCCATACCTAATGAACCTAAACCTGATGCACCTGCTAATTGTGACCCTGCACCAATCTGACCGGGGGTTTGTAAGTTAGCTGCGCCTTGGAATGCTTGTTGTTGCATGGGTGAGAACCCAGCTTGATAGTCATTCATGTTAGAACTGTATGGTGTGTACTTTTGGAACCCAGTAACTGTATCGCCATCCATAGTATAGACTTGTTTCTGAGCAGCACCCAGCATTGACTCAACATACGGTTGTACGTATTCAGGAAGATTTGATTGGTTAACTGTGGAAGTTGTTTGACCGCCACCACCGCCGCCACTGACACTAAATGTAAACTGGTCAATCAATAACCATTTAAGGGCTTTTAAAATACTCATATCAATTTCTCCACTACCGTTTCAGTAGCTAATAATCCAAGTTGTTGTCGGTACAATCGAATGCGTGCACCCGAAGCATGTGCTCTAATTTTCGTAGCGCCTTGAGATTTGGCCCATGCAACTACTTGATTCATAACGTCTGGGTTTGTAATACCTCTGCCCCCAGTGGCAGTTAATGTGGCGACTCTGTGATTAGGCAATGATACCACCGATAACGATGCCGCGCCTTTAATATCACCGTCTTCTACCGCTACCAATAGTGTTTGGGCTCCGCTAACTAGCTGAAGTTTCAACTGGTCAATCGTGCAATCTAGCTCACCTACTGCCACATTACACGCTGCTTCTAACATCGGTCCAACTTTACCCCACAACTGATGGATATGCGTTGGATTAACAGTTTGAATTATCATGCAGGCATATACTTCGCTGGTTTAATCTGTTTGCCTTGCTTCTTACTGCCAGTGCGTGCCTTACGAACTTTGTCCATCATCGCATATAAGTGTTTAGCACCTGCATCGGTCGAACCGTTACCTAGATGGGATACCACATCGGCTGGCACTACAAACTCACCATCAGCAAGACGGGCTGGTTGTCTACCACCAATGGTAGCAGGGATGTTATCAGACATGCCATCACCGGGACCCTTCAATAAACGTGGGTTACCACCAGCAGCGTAGCCACCTAAATTAAAACCAGCGATACCACCCTGTGCTTTTTTCTCTTCCGGAGCTGGTGCAGAAAACTGAGCGGCGATACCTGGGTTTGTTGCTTGTAGTAAAGGTAATGAGTCCGCTAAAGAATAGTTTTGTGTACCACCTAAAGTTTGTTGTTGCACCGCTGGATTAGCTGCAGCTTGCGCTAGTTGAACTGGGTTATATTGTTCTTGCTGGTATACATTAGGTGTTGCCTGCGATACTTGAAAATTATCCATGCTACCAGCACCTGCTGGATTTGCCCCGATGTACTCCCGTTCTCTATTAAAACCCATCACAGGATTGAACAGGCCTTGTTTTGTGGTATAGTACTGCCCTTTCTCAGAGTCATAGTACACTTGACCGCCATCAGCCATGCCTACTGGGGTGCCGCTATATGGGTCGGTTTTCATTTCGTAGTCAGCGTTAATTACCGCACTGCTTGTCGGCATTTGGCTTGGAGTTGCGAACTGAGTATTATCCTGTCTACCCATTGGGTAGCCGTTATCCCCTGCTAAAGCAGCGATACCACCTTGCGCGTAAGAGTTCATTACACCGCCTTGAGCAGCGTATTGAGCACGGTAGTATGGGTCAGGTTGTTCTGGCATGTACGGGGTAAAGCGTTGTGCGTCAAAACCAGCTAGCTTGCTTTTTTGTTTTTCGGGTTCTTCAGGTAATGGTATCGGCTCCATTGCACCTACTGCTGCTCCGCCTAAACCAGCATACATAGCACGACCTGCGGTACCTTGGTCAGCCCACCAGTCTAAACCTTTACCCAACATAGTATCAGGAGTAGTATAGTTTCTTAAATCCACACCGGGCTGGCTTAAGAAGTCCATTGTAGAGGTAGGTGCGCCTGACGATGCAATACCGGCATTACCAACAGTACCTGTATTACCAACAGACAAACCGCCTTGACCTACTGGGGCATTTAACCCTGTTAACCCTGCATTAGCTGTTTGCACTGCTTGTTCAGCCGCTTGAGGTATGGCTTGCATGCCGCCTAGACCTGTAATGCCTTGGTTAGTTAGTTGCGTTGCTTGAGGAAGAGCTGATGTTAAGTTAGCACCACCAATTTCAGCGGCGTAAGGATTCATCATGTTTAACGAACTGTTTGCTACTTGGTCTGCGGCGGTGTTAGTTAGCCCTTCAACTGTAGTATTTAAAGCTGTATCCGCCACTTGGTTTTGTACTTCACTAGCGGCACTGCCACCGGCACCACCAAAAATACCACCAGTAACTGCACCAGTTGCGCCGCCTATCAATGCGCTTTCTAATATGTTTTCACCAGTAACTAAACCCTTAGCTCCACCGAATGCAGCACCAAGAAGAGCGGCTTCGCCAATACCACCGCCTACGTTATAGCCGGGATGAGGTAAAAGTCTACTAAATTTATTGTTAAACATATCGCAATTCCTTGTTTATTTAAGCGAATAATATCACTAATACAGCGCTGATACAAATGTTATGGACCCAATAGCCGATGGGACTGCAGGGTATGCCATAGGTGTTGTTTGTGCTACTTTTGATTCTATATAAAGTCCAACCGCCCCGCCTGATGTAGCTGCTTGGTCAGCCCCCCACCATAGCCCTACTGAATCCCCTGCATTTAATTCAAATACCACTTCTGAATAACCACATGTATATGCGGGTAGCAAAGCACTTTTACGCGCAGGTAAGGTAAATATAGTTGTAGAGCGAGGCACATCGGCTGCACTGGTACTCCCATTTATACGAAGCCATACAGTAGCGTTATGTATTGCATTGTCATTATTAACGAATTGAAGGCTGTATGTAATTTTATATATACCGGGTAATTGTGCCGTGGCAGTGTTATCTACATTTAGCGTAAACCCGTTTCCTTCGTCTAATGTATTCCATTTTATTATTGTTGGGGTATTAGCTGCTGTTGCATACTGTATCGTGGAATCAGACGCAGCAACAAAAGGGAACTGTATAAACGCGCCCCCATTCGGACCTGAAAAAGGTTGTGTAAAGTTATCTATCTGCGCAAAGTAAAGACGCAATGCATTGGTTAGTTGGTCTTGGTATTGTTGGCTATACGCAACCGGAGCAATGAGTAAGTTCGGTGCCTTTGAAGGGCGCAATGCTATCGACTTTAATGGGGTATTATATGCCATTACCTACGTCCATCAGGTCTAATATCAATACGAGGCATGCCTAGTTGCCAAGCTACTCCAAGTCCATCAGAATCAATCCTAAAGCTCATCTGCCTGCCTCTAATGCGAGTGTATACCTGTCCAGTAAACTCTTGGATATTGTATGCACCTCTTAATGTAAAGTTATCCTGGCTTGTAACAGTTGGGTTGTTGGCTTCACCATAAGGTGTACCAGAGTTCTGGCGGGGCCTAATAGTCATGGTAACGTAAGGATTATTAACAGTCGAGCCATTGAAGTTTATGTCAGGCAAGATACGCCATACAAAACCAAAGTTATGACCATCGCCAATATCAAAGTCAGATGATTGAATGTACGAGTAAATAGGTACTGGAGTTAGTCCAGCTCCATCACAACAGCCATTCTCATGGTACAAAATACGGTTTTCATAGTTTGCAGCCATCGGAAATGGTCTGATGCCCGAGTCAAGCCAAGCGGAACGAGCCATAGAACCGTAATACCAAACGCGGTCTAGATAATTGTAGATAACATACTTATCTATTTCTGTTGCATTGCTTGAGTTGCTTACATAGAACCACCAAACCTCGTTAAAGCCCTCATTGCCACCAGCAAATACTTGAAATGATTGGTCTCTATTTAAGTCATCAAATATGTACTGTCTTAATGAACATGGCAGTGTTTCTACACGGCCTGAATACATATAGAACTTATCAACACCCATCCAGTAAGTAACATTATTAACTGTAATCATTGAGTTTGGTGACAT